GGCCACGAATTTTGGCAATATGTGGCGGGCAATGCGCGGTTTGCAGACGTTCTGTCCGACCGATATTGCGGTGCATTCGACGGTTGGCGCGGTGGAAGTCTCGCCGGATGACGCGTTGGGGTACTGTGAGCTGCTGAGCGCGGCCGGGTATATCCGGGTGGACCGGGTGGCCTCTCGCGGCCGACGCCAGACGTTTTACCGGATCATGCGCAACACCGGCATTCATGCGCCGGTTGCGCGTGAGGTGCAGGCGGTTTGGGATGAAAACCTAGAGCAATTCACTCACGCGCCGGGGATCCTGCAATGAACGCGTCTCAATCAAGACCGGTCGGCGATATTGCGCGGGAACATTGGGGCAAAGATTTGCCCGATTGGATCGCGCGCCTGGTGGAAGAATGCGCCTTTCACTCGCAAAACCATGTCGCCCAGCAGCTTGGATATTCGGGGGCGCTGATCAGTCAGGTTTTGCGCCGGAAATACACCGGCAACATGCGAAACGTCGAGAACCAGGTGCGCGGTGTTTTGATGGCCGAGGTCGTGGATTGCCCCTCGTTGGGTCGGGTTCCCAAAAATGAATGCGGAAGCTGGCGCAAGAAAGCGCGCCGGTTCGTTGGTTCCAACGTTTTGCGGGTGCAGATGTACCGCGCCTGCAATCGTTGTCCTCACAATCAGAAAGGAAAAGCGGATGCCGGAAACTGAAATCAAACGCCTTGACGTGATGACCCTGCTGGAGCGCGCAGCGCGCGGTGTTGGCCGGGTCGATCATCATGGTCGGCGCGGTGTCGTCTCAATGCCAGAAAGCGAGATTGAGGCCATGGCGCTGGTGTTGGCGGTCCTGAACTTTCCCCAGATCGAACCCGGCGCGCAGCTTACCGATCCGGCGGTGTTCTTTAATGCCGGTCTGCAGCCCATGGTCCAGAAGGAGCCAATCAATGTCATCTGAATTTTCCCCCGCATCAATCGCCGACGGGCGTCATGTGATTAACGGCAAGCCCTATATGGCTGATGCCAAAGGTGGTTTGGTGCCGGTTGAGCTGATCAAGCCGCAGACGTTGCTGGAAGACGAAACGGTGCGCAAGGTCATAGGTTTTGCTCTGGCGTTAAGTCAGCAAGTGGCCCGGTTCAAATCTCATACCTTTGAAGATCTCGGCGATTTTGAAGCGTTGCTCGCGCAGGAGTATGGCGAGAAGAAAGGCGGCGCGCGAGGCAATAAGACCTTCATGAGCCACGATGGCCTGTTCAAAGTGCAGGTTCAGGTGGCCGACCACATAGATTTTGGCCCCGAATTGCTGGTGGCAAAAGCGTTGATCGATACCTGCCTGATCGAGTGGACGGAAGGCGCGCGATCAGAAATCCGCGCCATCGTTACCCGCGCGTTCAATACCGACAAGGAAGGCCAGGTCAACAAGTCGGAGATATTCATGCTGTTGCGTTTGGAGATCGATGACCCGCGTTGGAAAAAAGCGATGCAGGCCTTGCGCGACGCCATGCGGGTGGTTGGCTCCAGGACCTATGTGCGCTGCTATCACCGCGCGGCCTGTGACGGGGCATGGCAAGCGATCACCATTGATCTGGCCAAGGCTTGAACCGGAACCACGCAAGGAGAGGCGTTATGACGAATAGCAAAACCGGTTTCTTTGACTTGGACGCGGCGAAGGCAGCGGCGGCGAAGATAGCCGAGAAAAACAACCTCAGAAACGAAAGGACTTCAAATGAGCACTCGACACTTGCAAAAAATGATCTTCGTGGGGTGCCGCGAGCTTGGCCTAGATGCGGACGCGCGCCGCGACCTTCAGATGCGGGTGACCGGTAAGCCCAGCCTGTCCAGGATGTCGGCCGCCGAGTTGAGCCTTGTCGTGGGCGAGCTGAAGAAATCGGGTTTCCGGCCCAAGGGCGGCAAGCGCCATACGGCTGCCCCGCGCGCTGATCTGCGCTTGATCCATGTGCTTTGGGGCAAGTTGCGCGCCGCTGGAAAACCGGAACGCCCGGATCGTGCGGGGCTGAACGCATTTATCCGGGCGCGTTTTGAGAAGGCCTGGGGCGCGGTGCCGCTTGATGTGGATGCATTGCGGGATGCCAGGCAAATTGAGGCTGTAATTCGCGCGCTGACAGATTGGTGCCGGCGCGAAGGCATTGCGACGGAGAAAGCCAAGTGACTGTGTTTGCGGGGATTGCCGGAGAGATTGAGGCCGTGATCGGGGCAACCCTCACGGCCAAGCTTTTGGCTGCTCGCGGCGGAACAGTGGTTTTCGTTCCCAAACATCCTAAAGGCACCATCCTGTCCAAGATTGTGGGGCCAGAGGCGGTTTGCAAATTGATTGATGCCTTCGGGGTTGGTGAGCTGCATTTGCCGATGGGAACCGCTCGGGGGCGCGGCGCGGTGCGCGACGCCAGTGTGCAATTGTTTAAGGACGGAAAATCGCTGACTGAGGTGGCGATCAAAAGTGGGGTGCATGTGCGCACTGCCTCACGCTGGAAAAAAGAAACCAAGGCGGGCGATATCGGCCTTGGCCCATTGTTTGAACGCCCTTTTGACAAGTAAGGCGCAAACCTGCCAAAGTGACTGGGCAGTGGCCAAATATCGTCCGAAAACCACGCTTTCACGGACAATTGCCAGGGCTAATTTGATCTAAACAATCTGCCATTGTTGCTGGGAAACTTAGTCCCGGAGGGCAAAATGCAGATTACCCAAGCCGCCGTCGATCTGATCAAGGAATTCGAAGGCCTGGAACTGACCGCCTATCGCGACCCTGTTGGCATTCTGACCATCGGCTATGGAACGACTTCCCGCGCTGGTATCGGCGTGACGGTTCGCGAAGGCATGGTAATCACCAAGACGCAGGCCGAAGAGTTCCTGGTGCGGGCTTTGGAGAAGTTCGCGTCCGAACTGACCCCTCTGTTTACGCGCACGCCCGATGACAATCAGTTTGGGGCCATGCTGTCGCTGGCCTACAATATTGGGTCCGGTGCGTTCGCCCGGTCGACATGCCTTAAGCGTTTCAATGCCGGCGACAGTGAGGGGGCGGCGCAGGCGCTGACATGGTTCAACAAGGCGGGCGGAAAAGTTCTGCGCGGTCTGGTTCGTCGCCGCGAGGCCGAGCGCGACTTGTTTCTAGGCCCGCCGTCGCTCGTGGTGGTCGCACGCCCGGATGAGCCACGGGGCTCTCTCGCACAATCAAAAACCATGCGCGCCAATACGCTGGTGAAGTTGGCGGCGGCCAGCCCGCCGGTGGTTGCGGCAGTCTCCGATGTGCCTTGGCAGACGGTGGCGGCGCTGTGCGGGCTGGCTTTGGTTGCGTTGTTGGCCAGCGGCTTGATTGACTTTGAGCGTATCGCGAAATGGGATCGGGGCGACCGTTGAGTTTGTTTGGCTGGTTGCCATCCCGCGCGGCGACGCTGGCGCTGATTACGGCCGCTATTGCGTGGTTCGCACACTATGTGCGGCGCAATACCAAGCAGGACCTGGAACTTGAGGATCACGAGAATGCGGATGTTATTGAGGGCCGGGTTGCTGCTGGCCGTGCTGAATTTGATGACGGCGTGCAGCCCTATGCGAACAGCGGTTGGCGCGACGAAGAATAAGCCAGGTCCGACCGAAGCCGCACTGTGTCGTGCCTGGGGCGAAAGCCTGCCGACACGGTCGCACGCTGACACGGCGCAGACGGCTAGGGAAATCGAGCGGGCTTACGTGGATTTTGCATCCGCTTGCCCAACCTTCAAACGCATGATCCCCGGAGACGCTGAATGACCGCTGACTTCCTTGATCTCTGGCTCAAGATCATCTCATCGGTGTTTTCCATCGGGGCTCTGGTCGTTGCGTGGATCGCGACGCGCCGCAAAGCCATCAATGAACGCCTGGATACCGGGTCCAAACGCATGGACGCGCATGATTTGGAGATTGCCGCGCTGCAGGCGCAAGTCAAATCAATGCCGGGCAAAGACGATCTGCATCGGGTTGAATTGTCTCTGTCGACCATCGGCGGCGATATCAAGGCACTGACGGCGGGCGTCGAAGCTAATGGCGAAACCATGTCGCGTTTTATCCGTGTGGTTGAGCGTCAGGAACAACATCTTTTGGGGAACGGAGGCGGTTAGATGGCGGACTACAAGCTAACCATTCGAAAGCATCGCCGGTTGAGTATTTTGCGCCACCTTGAGGCCAGTGCTGAATATACGTCCAACGCGTCGATCTTGCAGGATGTGCTGCGTGGTGTGGGGGTGCCATCCAATCGCAGTCAGGTGGTGACCGAGTTGGCCTGGCTAAAGGACAACGGCTTTGTCGAATATGAAGACAACGTCGATTTTGTCGTTGTAACGGCCACGGCTTCGGGCGCGGAAATCGCGCGCGGGCAGGCCACGCATCCAGAAATCCAACGCCCTCAGGCCCGGATCTGATATGCCGCCGCCCCGCAAGGTTGACCTTCTGCCGGCCGAGCTGAAGGGCTGGTTGCAGGAGGAATTAAAGGATCGCGGTTTTGGCGATTATGAAGCGCTGGCCGAAGCGCTGAATTTCCGGCTTGAAGAGGCTGGCAGTGAACTGCGCATTCGCAAATCGGCGCTGCATTCCTACGGTCAGGAATACGAACAGTTCGTCAAATATCAGGATGAGGCCAGTTCCTGGGCGGCGGGCTGGATGGAAGACGAAGGCCTGGAAGACGAGGCCAAGCGCCACGGCGTGCTGTTCCAGATGCTGACCACTCTGGCGTTTAAGGCGATGCAAAGCAAAATGGCCGAGGGGGCAGATATCGACCCCAAGGAGCTGCATTTTATCGGCCGCATGTTGAAGGATATTATGGCCAGTTCCGGCATTCGCGAAAAGCTTGTGTCTGACGAACGCGAGCGGGTGGCGCGGGAGACCAAAGACGCGGCGGTCGCAGCAGTTGAGAAATCCGCCATGACGATGGGGCTGACCGGCGATACGGTGGCCGCGATTAAAGCGCAAATCCTTGGGGTGGCGGCATGAGAGATCCCGCCGAACCCTATGAGTTGACCTTGCTCGGGTGCCGCGTCGTGGTGAATGAGGCGCTGGGGCATATTGCCGTAGAGCATTCGGGTGGCATCACCTGGGATTACCTTTGGGCGATCAAGAACCATCTTTGGGGCGGCGAGGCGGTCGCTATTGAGGTCTATCCGCCCGCGTCCAAACTTGTGAACACTCGCGACTGTCGGCATTTGTGGCGGCTCGGCGAAGGTGAGTTCTGGCCGGATCTTTTGGGGCGTGAGGATGCGGCGCGTTCTAATTGGGCTGACAGTCTGGAAGCACGTCATGTTGCGGCCTGGGATGAGGCGCGGCGCTGATGGGCGGACAGGTCCAGACAGATCGGGCCCATCGCCACGAGTTGCCGGCGGGCCTCGTCCGTGCCGGAAACCTGCCCGATGTGTTGTTGCCGTATCAGCAGCGTCTATTGGCAACCACCGCGATCTCGCCGCTGACCGTTTGCGAAAAGTCGCGGCGGATCGGGATGACCTGGGGCGTTGGTGCGGATGCGGTGTTGAATGCGGGGGCTGCAAAGTCCGCCGGTGGCATGGACGCCATGTATATTGGCTACAATCAGGAAATGGCGCGGGAGTTTATCGACGTTTGCGCGATGTGGGCGCGGGCGTTTATTCCGGCGGCCGGGGCGGTCGAAGAATTTTTGTTCCGTGAGCAGGACGAGGGCGGCGAAGATCGCGCCATTCAGGCGTTCCGGATCAAGTTCGCCTCGGGCTTTGAGATTGTCGCACTGACCTCCAAGCCGCGTAGCTTGCGCGGGCGTCAGGGCTATCTGATCTTTGATGAAGCCGCGTTCCATGACGAGCTGGAAGAGATGCTCAAAGCGGCGATGGCGTTCCTGATCTGGGGCGGCAAGGTGTTGGTGATCTCGACGCATGACGGGCAGGACAACCCGTTCAACGAGCTGGTCAACGATGTGCGGGCCAAAAAACGCCCCGGCAAGGTGATCCGGGTCACCTTTGATGATGCGATTAAAGACGGGCTTTACGACCGGATTGCGCTGGTGACGGGTAAAGAGGCCACACAAGAGGCACGATTGGCCTGGATCAAGGATATCCGGGATTTTTATGGCGCGGATGCCAGCGAAGAATTGGATTGTGTGCCCAAGGCCGGGTCGGGAACCTATCTGTCAGGTGCGGCGGTGCAGGCCTGTATGCGGGATGAGCATGCGGTTGCGCGGCTGAATTGCCCGGACGGGTTTGAACTGCGCCCGATGGCAGAGCGCACGAAGTTTGTCGGCGACTGGTTGGATGAACATGTGGTCCCGGAATTGGCTCGACTTGACCCGAAGCGGCTCACGGCCGTTGGCGAGGACTTTGGCCGCTCCATTGACTTGTCGGTATTGGCTATTGGTCAGGAAATGTCTGATCTGAGCGTCGAGGTGCCGCTGATCGTCGAAATGGCGAATACACCGATTGAACAGCAAAAGCAGGTGGTGCGCGCGGTTGTCGAAAAGATCGTGCGTTTCACCGGCGCGTTCTTTGATGCGACGGGCAACGGATTGGCCCTGGCAGAATGGGCGCAGGAAGAGTTTGGCCACAACCACATCGAGGCGGTGAAAATCTCGCAGTCCTGGTATCTTGAACACGGGCCTATGCTGAAGGGGCATGTGGAAGATCAGACGATAGGTTTGCCCGCTGACAGTGATATCAAATCCGACCTGCGGGCGGTGCGCCTGGTGCGCGGTATTCCGACCATTCCTGACAAGCGAGATGGTGGGCGGCACGGCGATAGCGCCGTGGCATTGATGATGCTGCTTGGTGCACTGGCGGCTGACTTTGAGGAGTTTGACTATCTGCCGGTTCCCAAAGGGGCCGATTTTGACCGCCAAATTCAGATCACAGCCGGGTTTAACATGCGAAAAGGTCTCTGGTGATGGCGCAAAGCAAGTTGATTGATCAATATGGCAATCCGATCAAATCGAGAGAGGTCCTGAGCCTTCAGGCGGAGCCGGGGATAACGGGGGTTCGTCAGGCATTTGCCGGCACGGTGGCGTCCGGGCTTACCCCGGTGAAACTCGCCAATATTCTGCGCGGGGCGGACGAGGGCGACATTACCGATTACCTGGTGCTGGCTGAAGAGATGGAAGAGCGCGATCCGCATTATTATGCGGTTCTGGGCAGTCGCAAGCGCGTGGTTTCGGGTGTCACACCATCGGTTGTGCCTGTGTCGGACAGTGCGCAGGACAAAAAGATTGCGGATGCGGTGCGCGAGCGCATTGCGGAGCATGATGGGTTCTCAGGAATGGTCGAGGATCTGCTGGACGGCCTGGGTAAGGGATTTTCCGTTGTCGAAACCGAATGGCAAAGGGATGCGACGGAATTCTGGCCATTGCGGTTCCTGCACCGGGATCCGCGCCACTTCACCTTTGACAAGGAAACCGGGCGCACGACGCGCCTGTTGGATGAAGCGGACCCGGCGGAGGGCGTGGATTTGCAGCCGGTCAACTTCATGGTGCATCGCCCCAAGCTGAAATCAGGTCTGCCGATCCGGGGCGGGCTGGCGCGCGTGGTGGCGTTCACCTGGATGTGCAAGGCTTACACGGTCAAGGACTGGATTGCCTTTATTGAAACCTACGGCTTGCCGCTTCGGATCGGACGATACGGTCCAAGCGCGACGGCGGATGACGTCAAGAAACTGTTCTCGGCGGTGGCCAATATCGGCACGGATGCGGCGGCGGTCCTGCCGCGCTCGATGGAGATCGAGTTCCAGGCGGCCATGGCGGGCGCGGCGGGCGATAAGGTGTTTGAGAACCTGGCACGTTGGGCAGATGAGCAGGTATCAAAGGCGGTTGCCGGGCAAACAATGACCTCGGACGACGGCGGCTCAATGGCGCAGGCAAAGGTACATAATGATGTGCGCCACGATATTGCGGCGGCGGATGCCAAGGCGGTTACGGCGACGATCAATCGGGATCTGGTGAAGCCTTATGTGAACCTGAACTTTGGTGTGCAAGCCAATTACCCGCGTGTGTTGGTCGAGGTGGCCGAACCTGAAGACACAGAAATGCTGATGCGCAATGTGTTTCGGATGTCGAGCCAGGGCGTGAAGTTCAAGCAATCGGAGATCCGGGGCAAACTTGGTTTTAGCGAGCCAGAGGATGGCGATGAAGTCACCGGCGCGCCGGTGGCAACGGCCACGAACAGGCTGGCGTTGAACCGCAGGGTGCAGGGTGGGCAGGGCGCGTTTGATGATCTGGACGACATTGAGCGCGACGCCTTGCAGGATTGGGAGGATGTGGCCGGTGATCTGATCGGCCC